GTGTGAGCATGCAAATTCTCTAATATTAATTTGCATTTTCTAGAATATTAAATAAATAATTGTCAATGCTATAAACATTAATAAATATACCTTCTGTATCATAAAGATGTTTTAAAAGTTTTTTAGTTGTATCATTCGCCTTGTCTTTTGTAATAATAATTAATTCGTCTTCTTTATCAAGTATTTCTTCCACGTTAAATAAATCATCTACCATTTCATGGATGATTCCAGGAGAAATTTTTTTACCGTGGCGATAGTTTACATAAACTTTTCTCTTAGTTTTGGGATTGGTAAGTAAAAGATCCAATTGTTTATTGGTATTCATTATATGAACTTCATTAATACTGAATCCCTCATAATCATTTGTATCAAAACCTCGTTTCTTCAATAAATCTAGAATTATATTTCTGGATTTATAAATTTTAGATACTAGAACGCTATTAGCAGATGATGCACTCATTTTATATAGTATTTCGAATATTTTTATATCTTTTTCAATTTTTATAATTAGTCGGTTTTAACATTTTTTGTTTGACTATTGTTTTCTGTATCCTCCTTATTTTCTTCTTCTTTTGAATCTACTTCAGCAATTACGCTTAAATTTTTATCAGACTCGTCACCTAAAATTCTAACAGTTGTTGTTTCGGTAGTTACAGGTTTTCCTAAATCTAATTCTGGCATATTACCTGTATCCACACTAATTACTTTATTTTCTCGCTGAATTCCAGTTGTTGGAGAAGTATCAGGAGATACAGGAACAAATTGAGGTGATTGTGCTCCCGGTGATAAACGATCAGATGATACTTGTGGTAAATCAAATGGATAATCAGGTGACTCTGGGACAAATTGTGGAGATTCTGGTGCAACCCCTTGTATAGGGGGAGTTCCAGGTGGATAATCTGGTGATTGAGGGTGAAATTCTGGTGAAGGTTCTCCGACTAATATAAAGTCTTTATCATCACCGTCTCTATATTTACCTTTATTAGGTCCTTCAACAGCTTCCGTAATCCATTCCATATAATAATCATTGAAATCAATAATTTTATATGTAGGTCCCTTAGGACCATCATTTTTAAACTTAATAAAATCACCTCTCCTGAAATAATGTGTGGGTTCTGGAGAAGGAGGAGGAGAAGGAGAAGTAGGTTGTTTAAAAGAATCAAATGTAGTATCATCTACAGCACGGAAATTAGGATCAAAAGCTGATTGCATAGATGTCCCAAAATCTTGTTGAACAGGCATATTATATAAAGGTTCTTCTTGTTTCCAAAAAGTATCCTCTTGCACAATATCAACTACTTCAGCTGGTTTTTGTTTTAATATTTCTGGTGCATCTTGTGTCGCCTCTAAACGTGTTTGATTTTCTGCTTCTAATTTTTCAAATGTTTCTTTTCCTGTTAATAATTCAATATTTTTACTACGTGTAAGTGATGTTAGTTGATCTACATTAGCTTCAGTTATTATTCTCATCTGGATATTCATACTTTTTAATTCTTGCATTAATAGTTTGAATGCATATGGAACTCTTATAATACTAAAATCTCTACCAAATCTACTTACATTTACTATATTAAATGTGCTATCAATATTTTGTGTAAATCGCAATGGACCATCAGCCATAGGACTCAAAAAGATGTTTCTAGATTGATTATATACAGCAATACAACCTGTTTGATTGCATACTGCCATATAAAACTGATCACCTCTTACCATCATTGATTCTTCAATAAAATAAGATAAACCGTGTGCAACTAAACAATCTCTGTCCATTTCTCCTATTCTTAATCCACCATCATTGGCACGTCCACCAACAGTTTGTCTTGTTAATTTTGTTCTAGGACCTCTGGCACGATGATTAATTTTATCCTTAACCATATGTTTAAGTCTTAAATAGTAGGTAGGGCCAAAATAGATCTCTGTTTCTAATTGTTCTCCAGTAGTTCCATTATATAGAATTTCATTACCACTAGCGTGATACCCAGCTTTTATCAACATATCCCCCAATATTTTGTTTTTAGGTCCCTGATTTTCAAAAGCTGTGCAATTTCCAAAACCGCCGTAAATTGCCGCACTTTTACTAGTTAAAGTCTCAACAAGGTGGCCGATAGTCATGCGACTAGGCATGGCGTGTGGATTAACAATAATATCAGGTCTAACACCATCAGCTGTAAAAGGCATATCACTTTCCGGAATCACTAATCCAACAGTTCCTTTCTGCCCTGCCCTTGAGCAAAATTTATCTCCTATAGAAGGATATCTTTCTTCTCTAATTCTTACTTTTGCTATTCTGCCACCCTCATCACCTTCAGTCATAAAAGCTTTATCTACATATCCTTTTTGACCCTTTTTAGGAGTTTTTGACATATCTACATAAGTTCCTGTTTGTGTCAAACTGTTTGTTGCTTTACCTATCATTACTACTTTATCGTTCATTCTTGTGTTTTCTCGAATTAAACCATTTTCATCTAGTAATCCATAATCATAACCTGGTTTTTGACCAACAACGCTATTATTTTGAATATTCATAAATCTAGATTCTATTTTTGAAGAACCAAATTTAGTTGTCTCTTCGTGGGATTCATACATATTATAGTATGTTGTTCTGAATAATCCTCTATGAAGTGCACTTTCATTAATTAATATGGCGTCCTCTGTGTTATAACCATTTAAACACATAACAGCTACTATAGCGTTTTCTCCATAAGGATGCTCTTCATTACTTGCATATTTAAGGTATCTTGATTTTGTTAATGGTATTTGTCCGTAATTTAATATTATTCCTGTTTTGTCAATTCGATTGTGGTAATTGCTACTATATAATGATGCTGCCTGTTTACTCTGACCACAAGAAAATAAATCACGAGGAAACTGGTTATTTTCAGGAAAAATGATTTGATTTGCCATAATACTTAATAAAAATGAGTGATGAATTTCTGTATGGGTTACGTGATTTTTAAAATAATCTTCTCTTTTTAATGAACTTAGAGCTATTTTACAGCTTTCTAGTTCTTGTGTATCTAGATATTCAACAACACAAGCAGTATTATTTAAACTTGAGAGTATTTCTGGATTCATATATTTAGCTTGAGCGTGTATATCGCAAACAGTTAGATCTTTCTCTTTAATGTTCAAAAATCCTGTTAATGCTTCGTGCCAGGTTAATTCACCAGTGTTAAGTTTTTCCATAATAGAGTCTCTTTCAAAACTTAATCTTCCATCTTTTTGCATATAAAATAAAGGATGGCAAGGTCTTCCAGCATCAGTTGAAATTAGAATTTCATTATTTGTAATAAACCATCTAACACTTATAAATACGTTAATCAGATTGTTTCTTCTATGAGCACGAATAAGATCAACAAATAATTCTGGATTTCTTGTTACACCTACCCATCCACCATTAACAAAAACCTTAGTGACGCTACCCATATAAGAGTAAGAACATTCTTCTACAAGTTGCATTCCCAAATTTCGTAAATAAGAAATATAACCATTTCCTGAACAACCACTAGTAATCATAGTAGATATTGCTAAGTGTTTGTGAAAACCAATATTTCCTCCATCTGGTGTGTGTATTGGACAGATAATGCCCCATTGTGTTCCGTGTAATAATCGAGGTTCTACAATTTTTGCACCATCAGCATTTATGTTTAAATTAATTTTTCTGAATTGTGCACTTGTTCCCCAATATGATAATCTATTTAGATCTTGCACAACACCAGCTCTTTTAGTATGTTCAGCTGATCCCCAGTTTCCTTTAAAGGCTTTTCTGAATCCTGTTTCTACTACTCTTTCTGAAAAATACATTGGAAAGTTTTCTAAAAATAAATTTTTAAAATCAAGATTTTGGTATTTAGACTTATTAGCATACGTCCATTCTTTATCTATTTTCAAAAATATACTATGTTGTTGTAATGAGTAGTATTCTCTGAACAATTGATGTAATAACATACCAGGTGTTTCAATTCTTTTAAAGGAAAAACTATCACGATCTGTTGGTTGTTCTGCCCCACCCTTTACTTTTAATAATCTAAATACAATATATCCCAAAAACAGTGCTTTACGTTTATAATTTAATTCACCTATATGTGGCAAAAATAAATTCATCAAAATATTATGAATTTGTGGAATACTTTTTACTTTTGTAAAAGAAGCCATATATTTTAATGCTGCTTGTTGAGTAAATATACTTCCAGCATCATAAACACAGGGTCTAAATTCATCAACATAGTCTGAGTATTTATCCATATCTAATAAACAAGCAGTAATAATCTCTCTATCGGAAATAATTCCTAGTGCTCTCATTACAATAAACAATGGTATAGGTTTTCTAATATTTGGAATATTAACTACAATTTGATTATTACTTGAACTGGGTTGTGGTGCAACAATTCTGACAGATAATGTTCTAATAGGTTTTGACACATCTTCTGAAGCAGATTTTATTTCCGCAGCATAACTGTAAATATCATTAAAATCTTTTTTTATGTAAAGCATATTATTAGCAAACTTTTCTTGTGAGATAATTACTTTCTCTTTTCCATCAATAATAAAGTAACCACCCATATCATTTCTACATTCTCCCATATTATATCGCGCTTCTGAAGCCAAACCATTCAATATACATAATTTAGATTGAAGCATAATAGGAAATCTACCTAAATATATTTTTTCGATGGTTATCGTTTCATTATGTTGGTTAAAATTACCATCATCACGCTGTAATAAAATTTTGAATTTTAGTGTTACATCATAATTAATTGTAGTGCCATAACTCATATTTCGTAGTCTTGCCTCGTTTGGATACATAAAATGCTGTCTATCATTTGAATCATAAATAATTGGTTTACCTATATAGATCTGTTTTCCAGATTCTCCCCCTAAATAAATCTCACATTCATATTGATAATCATCTTCGTGGTAATTTTGAGTATTATCCCCTTCTATTACACGATATTTACCAGGACCTTTAAAAAAACGAATAGGATTTTTTTCACTGAAAATCTGAGAAATTCCCTCTTGCATAAAATTATCATAAGAATCAATATGATGTGTTACTTTAAAACGAGGATTATCTCTAAAATACATATCAATAAATTTCCATGTGTCTGGATTATCCATATATTATATCATAAGCCTTTTTTTTAAAACTTATTTAATGATAAATATTATAAAAAAATACTTATCATTTATTGTTGTAATAAAGCTAGCATAAAAATAGCAATCAAAACAAACATAGTAATTAGAGGTAACAAAACTAAAAACCAGGAAATATTTTTGTATCCATTTTTACAGAGTTTTTGTAATAAAAATGTCCAGATCAAAACATATATTGCTTTTATAGCAAAATAAACCATATTATGTGTTGGACAAGGAGCTTGAATAGTGCCTATACAGTATTTACTTGAATTTCCTAAATTCTGTAACAGCATTCCAACAATAGATACTGTTGAGATAGCTAAATAAAATTGTGCTGGAGTACATAATGAGTTGAAAGTTTTAATAAGATCCATTATATACATATTAAAAAGAAAAAGTTTACTGATTCTGAAGAGAGTATTGTGCTGCTTGTTTTGCACCACTATCATAGATCCTGGAAACATTTGGTGGATCGTAAGATATGATTTTTACTTTTTGATCAATAGGTTGTTTCATTGAAGAAGCACTTGATACTGGTTCATTACCATTCCATTGATGGTAAAGATTTTTGGCGGTATTAGTAACATCCCACCATCCACGCTGCAATCCTCCTAAACCAATATTATACAGAGTATTTGGTCCAATTAATGCACCACCTTTTTGAACGTGATGAGGCATTTCTGTAGAGGTTGGATCTGGTAAATTAGGATTTTGAAGTTTAGCATAGTAGTTACTTCCTGGTGCCGCTTCACCAGTCATAGAAGCTGGACCCTGAAAAGCTGCTGGTTTAGATCTAATGTAGTGGGCATTCATGCCTCCTTTTTGAACTCTGCGGCGACGACGGCGACGACGACGAATTGTGCGCTTTTTACCACGATGTATCTTTTTGTGATGAGATTTTCTTGTTTTCACTCTACGTTTGTTACGGCGGTGAAGACTACGCTTGTGACGGCTGCTCTTTCTGTGTCTTTTTGTATGTCTGCGAACCATATATATATATGAAAGAGATTTTAATCTAAATCTACGTGAGTCAACATATGTCTACGACAGCAAATTTTATTCAGTCCTAGTTCATCCATAACTTGACCTTCTACTGTTTTATTCACATTATCTCTTGTAACATAAACAACTGTATCTATTTCAAGGCCTTTTGCAACTTTTTTTTGACGCACTTCTTTAACATAATAAAGATATTTATCACCTAAAACTTTGCCACACGTGAAGCATTTTACTGGAATGATCATGATTTATATATTATTAGATAACAATCTATGTAAATCAATTTTCTAAAAATTTAATTAATCTTGAATTTTTTGTCTAAATAATAATATTCGTCGATTTGCATATTTGGTGGATTTTTAGTAGGTCCAGATTTATCTCCTCCTAAACATATTCCTTTACCTTTTTTTGTTGTTGCCCATACACAACATAAAGCGTTAGTGCAAACACTTTTTTCTCCTAGAGATTTGCATTTGGAATTCTCTCTATTCATTTCTTCTTCTATCTGTTTTGGTGTAAGATTCTCTACTGATTTTTTGCAAAATCCTTTTTTCAAATCTTCTTTAAATTGTTGCTGAGACTGCACTTTTTTTAAAGCTGAATTATCGTTTATATTTTCCATAGTTTCCATAACAACAACCTTTTGCACTTTTGCATTATCACTGGGGAATGTTACATTATTTAATACAACATAACTGACAATCAAGAAAAATATAATAGAAACTAATAATATTTCTATAAAGTTTTCTTCAATAAATTTCAATGAACTATAAATAAAATCAAATTTGTGATTAGGCATTTATATATATTTTTATTATTTTAAAATAAAAAGAATTTTTGTAAAATACATATAATGTCCACTATATGTTTGAATATGATTGTTAAAAATGAAAGTAAAACGTTACCTGTTTTATTTTCAACTGTTAGAGAGATTATAGATTATTATGTAATTGTTGATACAGGATCTGACGATGGAACACCCGAACTTATAAAAAAAATAATGGATGAGTATGGAATTAAAGGCGAAGTTCATCACGAAAAATGGGTTAATTTTGGAGTTAATCGTGAACAAGCTTTACAAAAAGCTGTTGGTAAAGCCGATTACGCTTTTATTATTGATGCCGATGAAGAGTTAAACTATACTAATAAAAAATGGTTTAAATCATTAACAAAACATTGTTACTATTTAAAACGATTGTATGGATCAGTAGAATATTATTTACCCGGTCTAGTTGATATTCGCAATAACAATTCGGCTGGTTGGGAATGGCGTGCTCCTGTTCATAACTATTTAGTTGCCAAAAACTTAGGAAATAATTTTACTAGAGAAAGTGTAACAATAGATATTTTACATATAAAATCAAATATTCACGGAGGTGCAAAATCACATAATGTAACTTCCGAACAAAAATATATGAAGGATGCAGGTCTTTTATTAGAACATCATAAAGAACATCCAACGGATACTAGAACTATATTTTATTTAGCTCAATCTTATCGAGATGCTGGAAAACCTGAAGAAGCAGCCAAATGGTATAAAAAACGAACGGAAATGGGGGGATGGAATGAAGAGGTTTATTTCGCAAAATATAGTTATGCGGTATGTAAGATTCGCACCGGAAAATATGATTTTGAAACCGAATTAATATATGATTTATTAAAAGCGTGGAATTATCGCAAATCAAGACTAGAAGCATTATTTACAATCGTGAATACATATAGAATGAATGGTGCTTATCAGAGGGCATTTGCATATGGTATGTTAGGATTTGGAGTAGAAAAGCCACAAGATCTATTATTTGTTCATAAAGCAATTCATGATTATCGTTTCATTGATGAAGTTGCTATTGCTGCTTTCTGGTGTGGACACTACAATATTGCAAAAAATTTAGGAGAAAAAATTCTTAGAGAAAAACGATTTCCAGCTAGTGATGAGGCTAGATTAAAGAAAAATTTGCAATACAGTTTAGATAAATTAGCTGAAATAGAAAAAAGAAAAAAAGAAATTATATCTGTATAAGATATAAATGAGTGGAAAAGTACCTAGTAGAGTTAGAATTGCTAGAACACAACGCAATACACCAAAATACGCAGGTAATATGAATAGAGAAGGATTAATCAGTTGCGGTTTTGGAAGAAACAAGGTTTTGTGTCAGAAAATTAAGAGTAGAACTGCTCCTCGAGTAGTGGTAAAAGAGGAATTGGAATTTGCAGGAGGTTTAACAGACCTTAATTTTTTGAAAGCCATTGATTACTGGTTGGCGAATGGCGCTAATCGCGCTACAGTAGTATCTGAATTAGGAGAAATCGGTGATTGGGATACTAGTGCGGTTACTGATATGAGTGAAGCATTTTTAAATGGGCGCATCGGCACGTTCGGTGCTATAGATACAACCAGTTTTAATGAAGACATTGGTGGCTGGAACACTGATTCTGTTACAAAAATGGCTAGTATGTTTGAGGATTGCAACGACTTCAACAACGGCGGATCTCCAGATATCAATAATTGGGACACTGTTCTGGTTACAGATATGCGTAATATGTTTAAGGGTTGCAGCGACTTCAATCAATATATTGGTGACTGGGACACTTCTAATGTTGGGACAATGAAAAGTATGTTTGAGAGTTGCGACGACTTCAATCAAGATATCGGTAATTGGGAGACTACTCTGGTTACTGATATGAGTGCTATGTTTAAGGGTTGCAGCAACTTCAATCAAGATATCGGTAGTTGGGACACTGGTTTTGTTCTAAAAATGGATAGTATGTTTCAGGATTGCAGCGCCTTCAACAACGGCGGAAATGCAAATATCAATAATTGGAACACTGGTCAGG